CGAATAAGGTTGACTTTTCGTTTGATGCATTTAGACCTGCTTTGTTTGTAAAGCAATATCTAACCAAGATACTTGATGGGTCAGGTTATACCTACGATTTCCCTTTGCTTAGCACGGCTTTGATGAATCGCTTAGTTATACCAAACAATCAAAAGACTTTAACTAAAAGTTCATCAACAGTATTATTAGCAACTGCAAAAGTTAAAAACTATATCAATGCAAGTGGTAATGTTGAGTTTGATATTGTAAATGCAGGTAACTTCACTATTACGGGAAGCGGTAGCGACTTTACCTATAACTCAGGCACGGCATTCTCAGGAAGCATAGCATTAAGCATATCGGGAGTTATTAACGCAATAAGTCCATCAAGTGACTTTACAATACAACTTAGAAAGAATGGTACACCAATTTCGGGTGTTACTTACACTACCCCTGGAAGCGGTTACAACTTTAATGCTGACCTAAGTGTGGCATCGGTTACACTTGTCAATACCGATACTTTAGATGTTGACCTTGTAGGAAACTTTTCAGACTTAGATATTGAATCGGGAAACTTTAACGTAGTATCAAGCAATCCAACTCTTGTTACTGTCAATTATGGTGATACGATTGTTATTGATGACACAATACCAAAGGGAATCTTTCAAAAGGATTTCTTTGCCTCTATAGTTAAGATGTTCAACCTTTATGTCTATGAGGACAAGTTGGTTGAGAAGAAACTTATCATTAAACCATTCATTGACTTTTACGATGGCAGTCAGATTGATTGGACCGATAAGGTAGATAGAGGTAGCGTTATTAGGATTAAACCAATGTCGGAGTTTACTGCTCGGTACTATGATTATAAGTATAAGCAAGACAATGACTTTTATGCTGAGAATTATCGCAAGAAGTACAATGAGGGATATGGTGATTTGATTTATGATAGTGAGAATGAGTTTGTAAAAGAGGTGGATTCAACCGAGTTAACTTTTGCATCTACAATACTTTACCAAAAGACTGCAACTGATAAGGTATATTCTGCGATTTACAAACTATCTAATGAAAACACAAAAGAAGATAAGATGGATTCCGTTATCCGCATTCTTCAAGCAAAGAAGATAACGGGTAGGACTACATGGGCAATACAGAACGGAATAGGTGGTTCTACATTGGCATCATATACTGCATACGGTTACGCAGGGCATCTTGATGACCCATTCAATCCTCAAGCGGATATCAATTGGGGTGCAACTAAGGAAGTGTTTTATAATGCATCAGCAGTAACGGCAGCCAACTTGTTTGCAGGTTATTGGTCCGAGTATATTGCAGAGATAACGGATAAGGATAGTAAGTTACTTACTTGCTCTTTGAAGTTAAATGAGGTTGATATCTACAACCTTGATTTTAGTAAACTGATTTATATTGATGGTTCACTTTGGAGGCTGAATAAAGTCATGGATTACAACCCTATGGACTTTAACACTACCAAAGTAGAACTACTTAAAGTAATTGAATTAAACTATATTTAATGGCAGAAGAAATAATTGGTGTCAAGGTACAAGTTGATGCGAGTGATGTAGGTAAGTCAGTAGGTTCTCTAAAGCAACAACTGCGAGAAGCGCAAGGTGAGGTAAATGCACTATCTGAAAAGTTTGGTGCAACATCAAAAGAGGCAATCAATGCAGCAAAGAAGGCAGCACAGTTAAAGGATGCCATAGGAGATGCTAAAGCCTTAACAGATGCATTTAATCCTGACGCAAAGTTCAAAGCATTAACTGCATCTTTATCAGGTGTTGCAGGTGGATTCGCAGCGGTCCAGGGTGCTATTGGTTTATTTGGTGCAGAAAGTGAAGAGGTAGAAAAAACACTTTTGAAGGTTCAGTCTGCAATGGCATTCTCTCAAGGAATCCAAGCAATAGGTGAATCAGTTGACTCATTTAAGCAATTGGGTGCAGTAATCCAAAGCACTACTGCTTTCCAAAAGATAAACAATGCAGTAACCGCTTTGACTGGTACTGTGATGAAAACATTGGGGTTTGCAGTAGAAACAACATCAACATCCTTCAAGGTTCTCAAAGGTGCTATTGCTGCAACTGGTATAGGTTTACTTGTAGTAGCAGTAGGCGAGTTGGTTAATGCTTTTCAAAACTACACATCAGCAGCAGAGAAAGCCAAGAAGGCACAAGATGACCTGAATGAATCAACAAAGAAAGGAGCAGAGGTAGCACTTGAGGCAGAACTTGCAACAATAGATTTACAGAATCAATTACTTGTAGCACAAGCAAAAGCAAAGGGTAAAAGTGAAGCAGAGATTAGGGCAATAGAAGAGCAATCAGGCAGATTAAGAATAGCAGCAAGAAAAAGATTTCAAAATGAAATAGCAAACATAGACCAAGATGCTGCAAACAAGAATCAACTTGAAATAAAAAAGCAATTAATTGCTTCGCAGGTTGCGAACCTTAATGCAGAAGGCGCAGAGGTTGCAAGAAAAAAAGCAATAAGAGAAGCAGAGGCACAAAAGGAAAGAGATAGGATTGCACAAGAAAAAAAAGACTTTGCCGAAGGTCAAGAATTAATCAGAAGAGATAGGGAACTTGCTGCAAATCTTGTCAAAACTCAAATCTTAGGAGTTACTTCAGCAGGTCAAGAAGCACTTGTTGCTACCCAAGTAGTCGCAAAAGGTGTAACCAATGCAATTGTAGTATCAGCAACAGAGCAGGCAGATGCTAAAAAGAAGTTAACCGATTATGAAAAGCAACTAGAAAAACAAAAATTTGATGCTCAAGTAGGTCTTGCACAACAATCTCTGTCAATTATTGGCGGTCTTGTTGACCAAAATAGTGCAGCAGGAAAAGCAATCGCAGTCACTCAAGCAATTATCAATACTTATCAAGGTGCATCCAAAGCGATTGCTCAAGGCGGTATCTTTGGACCAGTAGCAGCAGCAGCGACCATCGCAGCAGGATTGATTAATGTTAGGAAAATAATTAGCACAAAAATACCATCCGCAACTGGTGGAGGGAATGTCGGAGGTGGAAATACACCTGCAATAGATACGGCTGCACCAATAGCAAGTACTGCACCAATTCAAAATACCATTACACAGTTAAATCAACAATCTATAAATCAAATGGGTTCTGCTACGGGTAGAGCATACGTTGTAGAATCTGACATTACAAACCAACAAGAAAAAATAATAAGAATCAACCGAGCAGCAAGACTTGGATAAAATTAAAGCAATGGAAAAGAATATACCAATTTACAATTTAGAGATAACCAGTGATTTAATGGATGATGTTGAGGTGGATGTGGTTAGTCTTGTTGACCGACCTGCAATTGAAAGGTCGTTCCTTATGTTTAAGGATGACAAGTTTATTAATCCGATAGTCGGGGAAGGTAAAGACAAGTTCCTCCCAAGATGCATATCTTATGTAATCAATGAAGGTAAAGAAACTGAACAAGCAGTAGCAATCTGCAACTCTATTTGGACTGAACACTTCGCAGAGGATTCCTATAATGACTATCCCGATTCTGTAAAGAATAACGCACAAAATGCACTTGATTGGGCAAAGGAGAATGGTTGGGGTTCTTGCGGTACTGATGTAGGAAAGCAAAGAGCAAACCAGTTGGCAAAGGGAGAACCTATAAGCATTGAAACCATTAAGAGAATGTACTCATACCTTTCAAGACACGCAGTAGACTTGGAGAACTCCAAAGGTTATAAAGATGGATGCGGAAAGTTGATGTACGATGCTTGGGGTGGTAAAACTGCTTTGAGTTGGGCAGAATCAAAGATTAAGCAAATAAAAAGACAAACCTTTGCAATCCAAAGCGAGGATGAAAGAATCATAAGTGGTCCTTTGATGTTGGCAGATACACCCATTTACAGAAACGATGACAATGGGGAGTATTATGTGGTTTTCACTAAAGAAACGATAAAAAAGATTGCACAAAGGTTCTTTAAGAAGGGTTACCAGTCAAATGTGAACTTGATGCATGAGCAAGGTAATCTAACCGAGGGAATGACAATGTTTGAATCTTGGATTAAGGATGACAAGAGGGGAATCAAAGCAATGAAAGGTTTTGAGGATGTACCTGATGGGTCTTGGTTCGGTTCGTTCAAAGTTGACAATGATGAGGTATGGCAGATGGTAAAAGATGGCAAGGTTAGAGGGTTTAGTGTTGAGGGGCAATTTAACTACCGAAAAACGGGAGATAAACGCATTGAGCAACTATGGGAGAACGTATTGGGGGTACTCGCCCAAATCGGCTAAAAATGCCCTATATGGTACATGGGGAAAACCTAACTATTTATAACTAAAGATATTTATGACAACATTAGAAGCGATAAACAAGATTAAGCAAATGTTCGCAGAAGCAGGGGAACTCCCAATAGCATCTGTTGAACCTACCCAGTCTTTCGCAGAATACTCCCTTAAGAGTGGTGCTAAAGTCATGATTGATAAGTTGGAAGTAGGCGGTAAGGTTTCCCTTATTGATGAGGCAGGAGTTGAAACCCCTGCACCTGCCGGAGAACATGAGTTGATTGATGGTTCTATCATCGTTCTTGATGAGGCAGCAACTATCCTTGAAGTTAAAGTTCCCGAGGTAGAAGTTCCTGAGATTGAGGTAGAGGTAGAAATGCCCGTTGCCGAGGACCTAATGAAGAAGAAGATTGAGGAAATGCAGAAGCAACTTGATGAAATCAAGATGAGTTATGATGCGAAGTTGGCTAATCAAGAGTTGAAGTTCAGTAAAGGTATCAGCGACATTTCTGATGTTTTAGTTCAAATCTTGAACACTCCATCTGCAAACGCAACCGAGCAACCCAAAGACAAGTTTAACGTTCATGTTGAAAGCAAGGATGACAAAGTAGGTCGTTTCCTCGCATTCGCAAAATCAATAAAGTAATTAATTCTCAAACAAATAAAAATTAAATAAAATGGCATTTTCAGTAGGAACATTGGCTGCATATACTAAAGAGAACGAGGCACTCCTCGTTGCATCTTCAGTTCTTGGTAGCAAAACTGCTTCTTTGATTAAAGAGCAAGGTAACGTAATGGTCGGAGTTAAGTCTGCCGAAACCATCAACATCATGGACACAGATGCTATCTTCCAAGATGGTTCATCTTGCGGATTCAATGCATCAGGTACAACTTCTTTCACACAAAGGACTGTAACCGTTGGTAAAATCAAAGTTAACGAAGCATTGTGCTTGAAGGACTTGGAAGCAAAGTATTTGCAGAAGGCACTCCCTGCCGGTTCTTCTTACGATAGCATGATTTATTCTGAAGAGTATTCTAACCGTAAGGCTGAAAAAATCGCTTTGCAACTTGAGAACACTATTTGGCAAGGTAACACCGGAAGCGTTGATGTAAACTTGAACAAGTTTTCAGGTATCACAACTTTGATAACCGCAGCAGGTGCAGCAGTTGTAAACGCAAATAGCGTAGCACTTCATGGTGTTGTAGAAACTGCAATCACTGATGCAAACGTTATCAGCATTTTTGATGATATCTACAAGGCAATCCCTGCATCTGTTGTTGATAAAGATGATATCACTATTTTCTGCGGTATGGATGTTTTCCGTACTTACACAGTAAAATTGAAATCTTCTAACCTTTATCACTATCAGTTTGATGGTAAGGCAAATGGTGAGTTTTTCCTCCCAGGTACTAACGTGAAAGTAATGGCAGTTCAAGGCTTGAATGGTACTGGCAAGATTGTTGCTTGTAGGATTTCTAACTTGTTCTTGGGTACAGACCTTTTGAACGAAGAAGAAAGATTTGAAATCTTCTACGCTAAAGAAGCAGACCAAGTTCGCTTTGTAGCAGAATTCAAAATGGGAGTTAACTTTGCCTTCCCTGATGAGATTGTTAAGTTCTTCGTTTAAATAACTTTAAGGTGAGGGGTGGGTTTCCATCCCTTTCCTTATCTTAAATATTAATACTATGCCGTGTGCATTAACTCAAGGTTATACATTAGACTGCAAAGAGTCAATAGGCGGTATCAAAGCCGTTTGGTTTATTCCTTTCTCTGATGTTACCACAATTACAGAAGCATCAGGGGTTGTTACTACAATCACCAAGAGTGCAGGTAAAGTGTTTTACAAGTACCAACTTGTCAAGCAGACATCTTCTTTGACCGAAAACATTACTGCATCCGTTGAAAATGGCACTGTTTTCTATGCTCAAGAATTGTCAATTATCCTTAACAAACTTCAAGCAAATACCCGTAACGAAATCTTGTTACTTGCTAAGAATAACCTTCTTGCAGTAGTTCAGGATGGTAACGATAAATATTGGTTGCTTGGTAAGGTAAATGGTGCTGATTTGACTGGTGGAAATGGTGCTACTGGTACTGCCTTCGGAGATAGGAATGGTTACACATTGACCTTCACTGGCAATGAACCTGCACTTGCACCCGAGGTATCAAGTTCAATTATAGCAGGTCTGACTGCGTAACATAGGACATAAGGTTTAGAATGAGTAGGGCAACCCATAGCGGTTGCCTTTCTTTTTGGGTAAAAGTCAAGGGATTATCTATTTAGTATTGATGATACAATTGACACAAGGGGCAACCGAGTTCATTTATTTAACCTTAACGGAGAAGCAGACATTGACTTCTCCTAACTATCTTTTCCGTTTTGTGAATAGAACCACAAGGGATGAGGTAGCATTTGTTTTGCTTAATGCTGCGGATGTATCTGTTTATAAGGATAGATACAATAAATTCAGCATCAAAGTACCTAAATACTTTGGATTGGGCAACATAGGAGAATGGTTGTATTATGTCTATGAGCAAACGAGTGCATATAATGTAGACTATACCCAAGCGACTGGGTTGCTTGAAGAAGGGATAATGAAACTGTCACCATCAACAACTTTTGAGTACACTCAACACGAGGTTGACAATACATACATAACACGATGAATGATTTAGTAATATTAAATTTCCAAGAGGCAAGGCAACCCGAGTACAGAGAAAAGAGGGGTAAGGGGTATATTGAGTTTGGTGAAAAGAACGATTACCCAAACTATTTGCTTTCGCTTTACAATAAGAGTGCCAAACATAACGCAATCGTTAAAGGCAAGGTTAATTACATTATCGGTAATGGTTGGAGAAGTGATGAGCAAGACCCTATTGCAGAACAGTTCATTGCTCAACCTAATCAGTTTGAATCTTTGAACGATTTAACGAGGAAGGTATCTATTGACATTGAGATATTCGGTGGTGCTTACCTTGAGGTTATTTGGTCCTTGACGGGTGGTAAGTTGGTTGATGTATTGCATATTGACTACACCAAGATGAGGTGCAACTATGACAATACCCAGTTTTGGTACAAAAAAGATTGGAAGGACAACAAGATGGATGCAATGCCAATGATGGCATTTAATACCCAAGTTAAACAAGGTAAGCAGATACTTTATGTAAAGGAATATAGACCGGGTTTAGATACTTACGCTTTGCCGGGTTACATGGGTGCATTGAACTATATAGAATCCGATATAGAAGTCTCAAGACACGTTTTGGGGAATGCTCAAACCGGATTCAGTGCATCCAAACTTATTACCCTTCCCAATGGTGAACCTTCCCCTGATGAGAAAAGGAACATTGAAAGAAGGTTTACGGATAGGTTTAGCGGTTCAGATGGTAAGAAATTTATCTTATCATTTACAACCGACCCTGCAAGGAAACCTATTATTGAGGACTTAGGTGCATCAGATATCACAAAGGAGGATTTCACAAGGGTTGATTTGATTATACAGAATAACCTTTTCGCAGGGCATCAGATTACCTCACCAAGTCTTTTCGGTATTGCTGAACCTGGGCAGTTGGGCAGTCGTACACAGATGCGTGATTCTTATGAGATATTTAAGAACACCTATGTAAATGATAAGCAACAATTCATTGAGGCGGTATTTAATCAACTTGCAAGGTTGAGGGGTGCCACTTCCGAAATTACAATTATACCAGTAGAACCTATTGGGTTTGAGTTGAGTGAGGCAGCACTTTTGCAGATTGCACCTAAAGAGTGGTTATTGGAGAAGGCGGGTATCGATGTATCTAAATATCAGCCAGTAATAGATGAAAATATTACTAATCAACCAACAGTAGACCAAGTACAAGCCGAGGTAAACGATAACTTAAAGAACTTAAGCGGTAGACAATATCAGCAACTTATGCGAGTTATCAGGCAGTTCTCTCAAGGTAAGATAACCAAAGAGATTGCAACCACTATGCTTAAAGCAGGTCTTGGAATGAAGGATGATGAAATAAACACAATGCTCGGGATAGATGATGACCCAAGTACTGATGACTTCCAATTTTCGGCATTGGATGAGGATACAGTTATTGGTATGTTCAGTGAATGTGGTGAACCTAAGAGCAATTATAACATCCTTGCATCAAAGGCAGTATTTAGTGCGAGAGAGGCATTTGCAGACGATTCCTTGATAGATAGAGCATTGGATAAGCAAATCCTTGCCTTGATTGATAAAGACCCGAAAATAAGCATTGATGACATTGCAGGGGCGGTAAAAAAAAGTCGTGATGTAGTTCAGGGTAGATTGAGTTACTTGGTTGAATCGGGTGCAATCAATTACAATCCTAAAATAGAAGAAAGGAAACTGACTAAACCTTTGAGCAAGTTGGTTGATGACATGGAGGTAACAACATTTGAGGTTAGATACTCTTATGAGTGGAAACCGATTGTCCCATCTTCTCAGCGTGATACGGCTGCACATCCTTCAAGGCAATTTTGCAGGAAGTTGATTGCAGAGGATAAGTTTTGGACAAGGAAAGGAATTGAGATGCTGAGTGCAAGACTTGGTTACTCTGTTTTTGATAGAGGCGGTGGATGGTGGGGAGATTCACCAAGTTGTAGGCATCAGTGGGTTAGAAATGTTGTGGTTAAGAAGAAGTAAAATGGCATACGTTTATAGACATATTAGGACAGATAAAAACGAACCTTTCTACATAGGAATAGGTACGGATAAAAGATATTACAGAGCATATTCATCAAGAAAAAGAAATCCGATTTGGAATAATATAGTCAATAATAGTAGTTATGAAGTAGAAATATTCATGGATGATTTAACTTGGGAAGAGGCTTGTGAAAAAGAAAAGGAGTTGATAAGTCTATATGGAAGGAAAAATACAAACACTGGAATATTAGCAAATATGACAGATGGTGGAGAAGGAACATTAAATATAAAATTTAGTCAAGAAAGAAGAAAAAGTATATCTATAAGAAATTTGGGTAATACATATGGTTCTTTGACTAAAGGTAGAACTCATACTGAAGATGCAAGAAGAAAAATGTCTGATGCTCTTCAGGGAGAAAATCATCCTTTGTTTGGTAAAAAGCATTCAGATTATTCTAAAATAAAAATATCTCAAAATAAAGGATGCAAAGAGTTTGATGTGTATAAAAATGATAATTATATTGGAAGATATATAGCAAAGTCATTATGTGCTGAAGATTTAAATATGAGTAGGCATTCTGTTATGAGAGGTCTAAAAAATAACAAAATTGTTAAAGGGTATAAATTCCAATATACTTAAAGAAATAAAATGAGCAGAAATATACTTTTCATTTCAGTAGATACGATAAAAGATAGAACTGGGTTGCACGTTAACGTAGACCCTAAATTGGTATTCCCTGACATATTGTATGCCCAAGATGCATACATTCTCCCTGCACTTGGTACGGCATTGTATGAAAGGCTACAAAGCGGTATTGAGTGCGGTGACTTGAATTGTGATGAAGAAACTTTGCTTAATACCTATATAACACCTTGTTTGGTTTACTATGTTATGAGTGAGTTGCCTATGGCTTTGTCATATCAATTTTACAATAAGGGAGTAGTAAGGAAGTCAGGAGATAACCAAACAGAACCGAGTGCATCAGAATTGGCAGATGTAGCGAATAGGTATTCTGCAAGGGCGGAGTTTTACAAGCAAAGGTTGATAAAATACTTAAAGCAAGAAAGCCAAGCGAGTGCTAAGTTCCCTGAATACATAAACCCAGGCACTGGAGTAGATACCATCGTTCCCGACAATGATGCATACACTACCACCATCTATCTTGGCGACTTGTATTGCGATAGGTATAAAACTTTTGAAGAAAAATATCAAGGAGATATAAATCGTTGCTGTGGCGAATAAAACATATAGTAAAAAGAACCAAGAGAAGCTAAAAGTCTATCTTGAAAAAATAAAAAAGGATGACCCTAAACCAAACAATAAAGACAATAGAGGACTTGGGAAATGCTCACGATCAAATAAAGACAACCTTCTACGGTAATGCTTTTGACTTCTTGAGCAAGGGTTCTGATAATGTCTACCCTGCTTTTTTCTTTGACCTAACGGGTGCATCTATCAATGGCAAGACCTCAACCTTGAACTTCACCTTATTCTTTTGTGATAGGATACTTCCCGAGCAATCAAACGAACAAGAGGTTCTATCGGACCAACTACTAACGGCTGAAGATATCATTGCTCAACTTCATTATAATGAGTTTGATTTTGTTTTGCAAGATGCGGTAACCCTTGATTTCTTTACTGAGGATACACCCGAATACTTGGCAGGTGTATCAGCAACAATCTCACTTGATTTACCATATTTACAAAATAGGTGCGTAGTTCCAACAGACTACACATATCCTTCATAAATCTATTTAAAAGAAAAGAAATGGCATCAGATTTTAGACCCGGAAAACTTGATATTCAAATGTGGAGGAATGATACTTGGAAGCAGGTATTTACCCTTCTTGCAGATACTACACCAATCAGCCTAGTCGGTGCAACTGTTTACATTCAGGTCCGCAAAGGGTGTGGAGGGGTTCTTGCTTTGACTTTAACGAATGGCAGCGGTGTAACAATTGGAGGGGCGAGTAATAACCAAGTAACAGTTAACAAATTGGTTAATATAGATAAAGGGAATTACGTGTGGGATATGCAAGTAACCTTTGCTGACTTGACAGTTAAGACATACCTGGAAGGTGATTTTATTGTTTATGATGATGTTACTAAACCATAGAAGATGAGTATTGATGTAAATGTTCAGAATGATTTAGTTATAGTAACCGAAACAACTGAGGACATAGTTGTCAATGTGAGCAATGCAGCAGGTCCACAAGGTCCTGCGGGTGCTGCCGGTGTGGGTGTTCCCGTTGGTGGAACTACTGGTCAAGTATTAAAAAAGTTTACCAATACCAATTACGATACATATTGGGCAGCAGATGCATCGGGTTTAACCTCCGTTGGACTTTCTGTTCCTACGGGTTTGACTGTTACAAATAGTCCTTTAACTACAAATGGAACATTAGCAGTTGGATTGGCAAGTGGTTACTCAATACCAACAACGGCATCACAAGCAACTTGGAACACTGCTTATAATGATAGCATAGTTAGTGCAGCAGTAACGGGAACAACTACAAAGACACTTACACTTAATCAGCAAGATGGTGGAAGTGTAACGGCAAGTTGGAGTGATTTAAATACCGATGCAGTTACATCTGTATTTGGGAGAACGGGTGCGGTGGTTGCAACGGAAGGAGATTACACTTTAACCCAACTTGGTGATGTTACTTTGACAAGTCCTACCAATGGACAAGTATTAAAGTACAATGGCACTACTTGGGTAAATAACACCGATACGGACACCGGATTGACTTCCGTTGGTCTTTCTATGCCTTCAGCATTTTCGGTCAGCAATTCGCCTCTAACAAGCAATGGAACACTTGCGGTAACGGGTGCAGGTACATCAGCACAATATGTAAGAGGTGATGGGCAACTTGCCAACTTCCCGACAAATGGCGGAGGTGGTTCATCGGTTAATTACTACTTAAATGGTAGTGTTTCACAAGGAACATTCGGTGGAGATACTTACTATGAGATGAGTAAATCTCCGATTGCAGGTGCAGGAACTAATTTTACAAGGACATCCGCACAAGGGAATGGTTATATCGCATCATTTATAACTGATGCCAATGACCCATCTCTTTTGGTTATCCCTGGTGGTAACTGGAACTTAGAATTCTATTTCAATGCAAGTAGCGGTGGTGGCACTCCATCTTTCTATGCTGAACTTTATAAAGTAAGTTCATCAAACGTATTTACTCTTGTATCAAGTGGTTCTACTAACCCCGAAGGGATTACACAAGGGACTGTTGTTGACCAATACTTTACTTCCATTCCCGTTGCTCAAACGGCATTACTTGCTACTGATAGAATAGCGGTAAGAATCTTTGTAACACCTGATGGAAGAAACATCACCTTACATACTGAGAATAGCAATCTTTGCGAGGTATTAACTACATTCTCAACGGGACTTAATGCACTTAACGGATTAACTGCCCAAGTGCAATACTTTGCAACGGGAACGAGTGGTACAGACTTTGCGATTAGTTCAGCAACAGATATTCATACATTTAACCTACCTATCGCATCGGGAACAAATACGGGGAAGTTAAGCAATACTGATTGGACAACATTTAACTCCAAACAAAATGCGATTACTTTAACAACTACGGGAACGAGTGGGGCAAGTACGTTTATATCTAATACCTTAAACATTCCGACTTACACATTAAGCGGATTGGGTGGTGTTCCAACAACAAGGACATTAACTATCAATGGCACAACTTATGACCTTAGTGCAGATAGGTCTTGGACTATACCAGTACACGATGCGGTAACTATTGGAACGGCAAACGGATTAAGTTTAAGCACCCAGGCGCTATCATTGGCATTATCAAGCGCATCAACAACGGGTGCGTTATCATCAACGGATTGGACCACATTCAATGGCAAACAAGCAGCATTAAACGGAACGGGTTTCGTAAAGATTAGCGGAACTACAATTTCGTATGATAACTCAACCTACTACCTCGCCTCCAACCCAAGTGCATACATCGCATTAACTGCGTTAACGGCATCAGCACCTTTGTCATACAACAACACAACTGGTGCGTTCACAATCGCACAAGCGAGTGGAAGTGTGAACGGGTTCCTATCATCAACCGACTGGACTACGTTCAACAACAAACAAAACACACTTACCAACCCCGTAACGGGAACGGGTACAACGAACTACCTACCGAAATGGACAAGTGGGAGTGTGATTGGGAATAGTAATTTATTTAATGATGCAAATGGAAACGTAGGTATTGCCGTTGTTCCAAGTAATGCTTTTATAGGAAGTAACACTTTAGAAATTGGTGCAAATGGTGTAATATGGAGCGAAACTGCTTCAAGTTCGTTTAATTCACTTATACTTGGTTTAAACTTTTATTATAACGCAGGAGGCACACCAGTTTATAAAAATAGTGGTGTTGAATCATCAAGATATTTTCAATACCAAGGTTCTCACCAATGGTACACCGCACCATCAGGCACGGCAGGAAACGCAATTAGTTTCACCCAAACAATGACATTATTTGCTACGGGCAATTTAGGAATTGGTGTAGGTGGAACCGATTCTGGGGAAAAGTTGCAGGTTTCGGGAAATGTTTTAGCAACATCATTCATCAAGAGTGGTGGTACATCATCACAATATTTGATGGCAGATGGTTCGGTCACTACTGGTGGTGGTTTAATATCAACAAATAGACAAACTGCATCTTACACACTTGCATTGACTGATGCTGATAAGTTGGTTGAAATGAACGTGGCAACTGCAAACAACTTAACTGTTCCTCTTAACTCATCAGTCGCTTTTGCAATCGGTACAAAGATTGATTTGGCACAATACGGAGCAGGGCAGACAACAGTTGTTGCAACGGGTGGTGTGACTGTAAGAAGTGCAGGAGGTGCGTTAAAATTATCGTTACAATATAGCGGTGCAACACTTGTCAAGATAGCGACTAATGAGTGGTATTTATTCGGAGATATAACTGTATAAAATGAGTTTAAACTTAGGAATCATAGCATCATCAAGAGGTACCGCTGCACCGCCTCCAAGTGGATTACTGCTTGATGCATATCCGGGTGCTGCTGCTGCTTATTCATTGCGTAAGTTAAGAACTGCATATACTGGCCCTTGCATAAGATGTCAAAGGTCTTTAGACAATGCACAATTTGATGTTGGATTTGATGCAAATGGTGTAATAGATGTAGCACTTTTGGTTGCAGCGTGTGCTGGTTTGAATGGATTTGTGGCAAAGTGGTATGACCAAAGTGGTAATGGAATAGATGCTTTTACTGGCGCTCAACCTCAAATTGTTGTAAATGGTGTAGTGCAAACACAAAACGGCAAACCAGCAATAATACAAACAGTTACTTATGCACAATATCTTGAAACAACATATTCATTTAATTTATCAACAAATAAGTTGGCATCTATTTTTAGTGTAACAAAGTCTACTTCAGACCTTAGTGGTAATTACTATGCTATGCGTAGAAGTGGATTGGCAGACTATACAAGTGGATTATTGCTTATTGCAACTGATGGAGGAAATTTAAATAGAATTATTTTAGGTAGAGGTGCAGGAGGAGGTAGTTTAGGTGATTCAAATCTTAAAGATTTTACATTTGACCCAACAATACAACAACTATCATCATCACATATATCAACATCAAGTATTTCTATTTATAAAAATGCTAATCTTCAAACATTAAGTACTTCACTTGGAACTATGCCATTATCTGATTGGTTATCTACGGGTAGTGGAAATCATAATATAATTTTGGGAGGCAGAAATTATAATAATACTAATACTCCACCAGTAACAGACCCAACTATGAGAGGTAATTATCAAGAATTTGTTTTTTATTTAAGCAATCAATTAGGAAATAATACTGCAATTCAAAACAATATAAATTCATATTATTCAATTTATTAATTATGGCACAAATACAACCAATTACAACATGGTTTAAAGGGGCAGAACATCAAGCAAATGTTTTTAGTCTTTATTCAACAGGAGATAATCTTATTAATTCAGCAACATTTCAATATCAATTAATTGAAGAAATTATTGTTGATGAACAATTAAATTCTCAAACATTAATTATTGGTCAACTTGCGATTAATGGTGCAGACTATGAGCAATGGGATGCAGAAGTTGATGCAAACGCATGGATATATCAATGGGCAGCAAGTAAGTTAAACCTAACAATTATATAAAAATGGCGAAACAAATCTCTCCCGTCAATGTATGGGTAAATGGCGAAGTAAAAGTAGCAGAGTTTTTAGATGCTTATGGCATCCAACTAACATTGGGCGTTAGTTCAAGGTTCTATTATTCATTGTCTACAAAAGTTGTAGATGCAGAAGGGGTAGAATCACCTGGCGAACTTGTAACAAGCGGAAATCTTGACATGGTCGGAGAAGATTATCAATCATGGGAGCAAGATGAATTCGCATGGGATTGGGTGGCGGGAAAGCTGAATTTGACAATAATTTAGTAAATTTACCTTAAAATATATACTATGACACTTGTAGAACTGAAGGCACAAGCCTACGACATCCTTGCTCAGATTGAGTACCTTCAAAAGCAACTCCAAGAAACTAACGCTAAGATTGGCGAAGAACTCCAAAAAGAGAAAAACGAGAATGGATAGCAAATCTATTGGAATGTGTGCAGCGACTATACTGATAAAGGTGTGGGCAGATATTGCCATCTCCGAGGTCGGTGTAGTCGTTGCTATTTTAGCAGGAATCTCAACGATAGTCTATAATGCTTATCGTATGTATAAAGAAATAAAAGGATGAGGCAATTCTTTACGGAAGATAGCAATAGATTGAGCATGAAGCGACTTTGTGCCATTATTGGCACTTTGTCACTTTGTGCCACTATGATTGCCAAGCCTAATGATGCCTCAATCTTTGCGGTTACATTCATAGTATCATCAGCACTTGGGTTCTCATCTGCTGAAAAAATATTTAAGAAATGAGGTACATATTTTTGATTTTACTTTTTGTTAGCTGCAACCCAGTTAAACAAGTTTTGCGTGACCAAGACAAACTTGAGCAGGTTGCAAAGGTTGTGGTTAAAGGGGGATGGTGTGCAAATGATACTACCTTCATCACCAAGTCCGATACACTTATCGAGGTTGATACATTGGTGCGAATAGATACAGAAACTTTTTCTGAAATCGTAAACGATACAACCTACATCACGAAATGGAAAACAAGGGACATAATCAAGTCTACTACCATTCACGATACATTAAAGTCCTTCATTGTTGATAATGCTCGTGTGAGGCTATTACAAGCCGATAGCACCCGTTTAAGTAATGATTCAATAACTTGGAAAGGTAAGGCAAAAAGAAGGCAATTATGGATATTTGCATTGATTGGAGTTTGGTTACTTATACGTTACTTAAGAGATAGAATATGAAACTAAACAAAGCAGGTGCAGACTTGATTAAGGAGTTTGAAGGATGTAAGTTGAAAGCATACCAATGCTCTGCTAAAAAGTGGACTATTGGATACGGCAACACCTTCTTTGAGGATGGTACACCAGTTGTTGCAGGAAATGCAATAACTCAACAGAAAGCAGAGGATTTGTTTGAGATAATAGCAAATGACTTTTCTGCAAAAGTTGCTAAATTAGTAACGTCAAAAGTTAGTGAGAACCAATTCGGTGCATTAACATCATTTGCATATAACTGCGGTATTGCAAACCTACAAAAGTCAACACTACTTAAAAAAGTCAATTCCAATCCTAATGATCCAAGCATAAAAACAGAGTTCTTGAAGTGGAACAAAGCAGGTGGCAAGGTTCTTGCAGGTCTTACAAGGCGAAGGGAAGCGGAAGCAAACCTATACTTTAAATGAAAAAGGTAGACATAGCAAGAGAGTATCGTGAAAAGTACGGATGGGATATGCCCACCTTAAAACTTGCACGTTTAATGTATATTGAAAATCCTTTACTATTTAGCGGACTTGAACACGCAAGAGGTAAGTTGAGAGCAATTGAGAGTAAGCAAGGAAAAGAACAAAGATATAAAACGAATAAAGTGATACCAGACAGACCCAAGAACCCGTACAACTTACCTGAATCCGATGAGGCAATTTACGAACCTTATGAACTGAAAGCGAAGCGGTTGTTGGTTCTTTCCGACATACACATCCCTTATCATAACATTGAAAGTCTTACTTGTGCTTTTGATTTTGCGAAAGGAGAAAAACCCGATGCCATACTTTTGAATGGTGATACACTTGACTTTTTTGGGTTGAGTAGGTTTATGAAAGACCCCAAGAAAAGGTCAATAGCAAGTGAGTTGGCAATCTTTAAAGACTTTATGGAGATTCTTAAAAAGACTTTCAGTGCTAAAATCTATTACAAGATGGGAAACCATTGCGAAAGGTATGAGCATTTTCTTTGGATGAAAGCACATGAACTGGTCGGGGTAGAGGAATTTGAGATTGAGAATATACTTAAAGCAAGGGCAGAAGGAATTGAGATAATCAAGGACAAGCGTATAATGAAAGCAGGTGATTTGAATATTATACACGGGCATGAGTTCGGTGGTTCGGTATTCAGTCCAGTAAACATTGCAAGGGGGTTATTCCTAAGGGGCAAGGTGTCTGCTATGCAAGGTCATAACCATTGCACCAGTTCTCATGTTGAAAGAGATATGAATGGAGGGGTAGTAAAGACATGGTCTTTAGGTTGTTTGTGTGAACTCCATCCTGCTTATCTTCCAATAAATAAATGGAATCATGGTTTTGCTATTGTGGATGTTGATGGCAAAGATTTCAATGTTAGAAATTACACAATAGATAAAGGACAAATATCCTAATGGCATACGTTTACAGACATATAAGATTAGACAAAAATCAACCTTTTTATATTGGAATAGGTTCTGATGCTGAATATAAAAGAGCAAATGAAAGAGCAAGAAGAAGTGAACTATGGAAAAAGATTACTGCAAAATCAGATTATTTTGTTGAGATAATTGCAGATGAAGTATCTGTTGAATTTGCAAAGGAAAAGGAGATTGAGTTTATAAAACTGTACGGGAGAATAGATAAAAGAACTGGTACTTTATGCAACATGACAGATGGTGGAGATGGATTAAATGGGTATATATTCACAGAATCTCATAAAAAGAAGTTAAGCGAAAAGGCGAAACAGAAAATATTAAGCGAAGAACAAAAGGAAAAATTAAGGAAATTTAGGTTAGGAATAAAAAATTCTGAAGAAGCAAGAAGGAAAATAAGTTTAGCGAATAAGAACAGAAAAAATACTCCTGAGCAAAACATTGCTGCATCTATAAGAATGAAAGTTAACAACCCATCTAAAGGTAAAACTGGCAAAGACAGTTTCCCGTTTAAAGGGATTATTGAAGCATACAAAGATGGTTTACTTGTAAATACTTATGAAGGTATTTATGATGCAGCAAATAAATTGAATGTTACTGCAACTAAAATATCAGCAGTGTTAAAGGGAAGGAGAAATCATACTGGAGGATATACTTTTGTAAGAACAATCAAAATCCTTTAACTATGGAGCAGGACCTTGTTTTAGGAGAATCGGATGAGGTTGAATATGTAGAGGAAGCGGAAGGGTATGGTTACCCCGACTACATATCTGCCTCCGTTGAGGTACTTACTATGCTTGAATCTGCCAACCCTATGACCAAGGAGGAAGTGGAAAAGGTCCAAGAACTAAAGAAACTTTGTTTTGAGATGTTGGAATTTTCGGTAAAATCCATGCACGAAACGCTATTTAATAATGACATAGACTGTTGATTTTTAAAGTTTTAATGTGATTTGAACCCCTGATGTATCTACATTGGGGGTTTTTGTTTTGGGATAACTGCAAAAAAATATTTTTAAAAAGATTAAAAAAGTATTGTTTATATGAAAAAAAAGTTTATTTTTGGTAAATAATCAAAACAAATCACATGAAAAAGTCAACTGTTCAAACCATCATCATCATCATTCTTTGTCTTGCATTCTGCTTTGCAGATAACCTTTAAAATTAAATCACATGAACCAACTACCAAAATGGGGCGACCTAAACACTTATGAACGGCACAAGTTACTTGGAGAGTTAATAGATGCCATGATATACTCAGGCGAAGCGGTCAACTATCTTAGCACAAGTGTTGAGCAGTTCCGAGCAATGGGATGGGTGAGGTCAGTAATCATGCCTGATGCAATAGAGCAACCGTGTCCCGAGTGCGAAGGTAAAGGCTGCGATGAATGCGTAATTATTTTAAATAACGAATAAAAAACCAAACAATGACAAAAGAAGAACTCAGAAAGATTAGAAGGGGAAAGGATGTGACCCAAGAGAAACTTGCATCTATCTCAGGCATCAGCCTTGCAACCATTAACCGAGCAGAGAAAACGGGCAAGGTTAGGCTTGAAACTATGCAGAAATTGTTTTATACATTAGACAAAATTTCTTAACTTTAAATCAAATCAAATCACATGACTACTTCTATTTTTCTTAAGTTACCCAAAGAATGGTTTAACTCAACAATTGACATTAGTATTTCTGTTTATGCATCTGTAAATATTGTAGATGATTCTTGGGATGTTAAGGTTGATGTAATTACTTCCCCAGGGTATTGGGCATTCCATTTCCTGCCTGAGTATAAGCAAGACCTTTATGAACTCATAGAGCAGAAGTGCATTGAAAAGTATGCAGATGAAAAACTAAAGCAGGAAGATTATGTACTATGAAAGAATAGAGATGATCTTGGAGGTTAAGGGAGAAGTTAGAGCAACCGCATTCCCATTAAGGAATCACGAAAGCATAGAAAGAATTAGACATCAATGGTATTACTTTTATGGGTTAAAAAGCGTTAAAGAATGGGAGATATACATAACCCAAGTATCTAAGATGAAGAATTCAACACCTCACAGAATAGAAAAGCCTTTTCCATATTTAATCAAATCACAAAACAATGAATCAACAGAATCAGAATCAACAGACATCAATTGCGAATCAGCTAATCCTTCAGGGGGACTTGAGCAAGTTGTCGGCAAACGACAAAGTAAGGTACTATAACGGGTATTGCGAAAGAATGGGACTTGACCCATTTACAAAGCCTTTTGACTTGCTCAGACTTAATGGTAAAGAGGTCCTTTACTGTACAAGGTCAGGTACCCAGCAACTTAACAAACTCCACAAAGTATCTCACTTGATTACTTCCCGTGACACCAATACAGATGCAGGGGTTTATATTGTAACCTCAAAGGCATCCCTTCCTGATGGTAGGTGTACAGAATCACTTGGGGCAGTCAACATCCAAGGTCTTAAAGGTGAGGCTTATGCTAATGCCATTATGAAGGCAGAAACCAAGGCAAAACGGAGGGCAACACTTGACCTCTTGGGATTAGGTGTCTTGGATGAATCAGAGGCAGAATCAATCCCTAATGCAACCGTAGGGGCATTGCAGACAATGGTAGAAGCATTGCCTCAGATGGAAGTGGAAGCAGTAGAGATTATTGAAGATGCAGAAGCAGAAAAGTTATCTATCGGAAAGCTAATGATTGCCATTAATAAGTCTGAAACTATTGCAGATTTGAAAGCGGTATATGATGCCAATAAGCATAAGATTGAAACTAACCAATTTGTAAAGGAAGCACTTAAAACTAAAAAGAATGAACTCATTAGCAGTAAATGATTTAAAGGTGGGGGATATTGCACCCACTAAGTTTGGCATTGAACTTCTTGCCGATAGCATTCAAGAGCAGATAAACGAAGGACTGCTTGACCCATTAGATGTTGCAATCAAGTTCAATAGTATAGAACAACTTGCTAAGTCGGTAAAAATCCGAATTACCGAGAATGTTCTTGCAGAACTTGTAAAGCATCCAAAAGGTAAGGCAGAGGTACTTGGTGCATCAGTTAGCGAGATGGTTACAATCAAGTATGATTACTCAGACCTCCCAGGGTGGAACGAACTTGAAGAACAAATCAAGGTGTTAAAGGAACAACAAAAGGAGATTGAGGATAAAGAGAGGACCTATCACAAAGGCGACCTATCAATAAAGTCCGCATCTTCCACATTCAAAATTCAACTCAGTAAATAAACAAATATGCAAAAGTTAATCAGCCTTTCAATTGATGTAAGTAAAATTGATGCCAAAAGACTCTACAAGGGTAAAAAAGGACAGTATTTGTCCGCAACATTGTTCCTGAAGGAAGAAGTAGACCAGTATGGTAACAATGGTTTTATCGTTGAATCCATCACAAAGGAAGAAAGGGAAGCAGGGCAGAAGGGTACTATCTTAGGAAATGCCAAGTTCTTAGTAAGCGGAAGCAAACCTGCACAGAACGATGACTACGGGGATGTACCATTTTAATCTAAACGGGTGGGGTTAATCACCTCACCCACTTTAAATCAAATCACAATGAAAGTAACACTTAATTATCAAGAGCAAGTAATTGTACAAGAGATTGCACTTGCAAGGCATCTGACCAATATTGATAGAGGTACCAAATCATACAAGATGGGTAATGGGGATGACCTACAAATTAACCTTGAAGGAACTGGTGGGGAGTTTGCTTTTTGTAAAATAAAAAACATCTACCCTGATATGTCTATTGAGCAACCTATGGCATTTGATTGTGCAATTAATAACATCGGATTCATAGATGTTAAAACAACCAATAAACCTCACGGAATGCTATTGATTGGTAAGTGGAAAGAGAATTACCTTAAACCTGCTTACTATGTTTTAATGGTTGGTGAGATGCCTACCTATGAGTTAAAGGGGTTTTTCCCAGGTTCTGAAGTCTTTAAGCCTGAGAATATTGTAAACTTTGGTTATGGAGATACCTACGGAATCTCTCAAGACCGACTAATAATGGATATATGAAAATATTATTTGAATGGCTTTATTTCATCTTTGTAGCCATACCAGTTGCAATTGTTATTTATTCATTAGCATCTATCGTTTTGATGCTCAAAATTAGGTTTAAATGAAGGACATAACATATCATTTGGAGAATGCGGTTGAGTACTTGGTCTATGACCTTTCCATTGAGGATATACAAGAAAGGAAGAAAAAGGCGGTTACTTATCGGTCTGGGAAGTGTGTCTGCAACTTCATGGGATATCCTCCTAATAAGATTTCAGACTTGAGGCAGGTTGGGAGGAAGGTAATTAGCAGACTTGATGGCAAAACCTATGCGGTCCGAGTAAAGAAAAAAGATGCAATAAGTGAATAGTTTTGTATCTTCGCAAAGTAGACAAGCATTTGAGGTAGTATGCAGATGCTTGTTTGTAAGTACAGACAATAATGGGGAATCGGGTAAACATACTACACTCGGTTTCCCTTTTTTATTTTTATGAACACTGGGCAAATAGTAAAGAGCAAGTCAACCGAAAGGTTCACAACTCTGCCAAATGAGTTGATAAAGTCCAAGACTTTGTCACTTGATGAGAAAGGTCTTTTAAGTTATTTATTATCACTTCCTTCAGATTGGGTTATTTACAAAAAGAATCTCTACAACAACCTACCCGATAAACCTGGCACAATAGACAGAGCATTTAAAGGATTGCAAAACAAAGGTTATATCTTATCAATAAAGATGCATGACCTTGGTACTGGTAGGTTTGTAGGATGGAATCATGTAGTATATGACTTACCTGCCGAGAACCAAGATATCCGAGTTCGGAAAACACCGACTTCGGAAATTACCGACTTCGGTGAAAGTGCCATTATACAAAAGACTAATTCCATACAAAAGAAAGATTTAATACAAATAAAAGAGTTAGTGTTTATTTCAGATGATTGGGAAGATGTTTGGAAAGGATGGATGGAATATAAAAAAGTTGAGCATGGTAACAAGTTCAAAAGTTCTAAAACCGAACAGACTGCCATTAACAACTTGGTAGACCTTTCAGGTGGCGACTTAGAAACTGCGAAAAAAGTTATCAATCAAAGTATCTCAAACAATTACAAAGGATTATTTAAACTTAAAGAAAATAAAAATGGAACAAGCACTAAGTCAAACTTTGACGTCTATAATGAGAAACGAAACGAATACCATGACTACTTCTCCGAGATTGACCGAATCAGAGGCATTGGACCTGGAAAGGTTTAAATATGCAAGAACTTCTGAAAAGTTAAATACTGTCAGCATTGCTTTGGTAGTGGATGAACTCATAAGGGGTATGCATAAACTTGGCATTAAAGGAGATAAGATACCCAATAAAGAGGAACTATCTGTAATGTATAAGTCAATCGTTGAGGAATACCCTAACATTAAGTTAGGTGAATTAACCCTTGCTTTTGATTTGGCAAGTAAAGGTAAACTTGATATGGAAGCAGAAACCTATCAAAACTTTTCAGTATTATACCTTCACAGACTTCTAAGGGCATTTGCAAGGTATGGTATGCAGAAACTTAATGATATTAAGCCAAAGGAAGAAAGCAAGTGGAATCCAAGATTTATTTCAGATGATGAAAAGATAGAAACTGCTTTTGATTGCTTCAAGAAGTTCAGGCAATGGGATAACATAGTATTCGGAGTGGATGTGTTTAATATCTTGCATAAACGTGGTAGCATCATTGTCACACCTTCAGAAACCTATGAGAAGGTCCTGACCGCTATGAATGAGAAAATGTTTGAAGGTAGCAGACAAGACAAGATAGACGTGAAGAATCGGATGAAGGATGAGGATTATATGGAGCATCAATGCTACCGAATGGCGGTTTCTGAATACTTTACTAAACTGATAAATAGAGGATAATGGACTTAACCGCAGGGATGATTACAAAGTTTGCATTAATCAAGTTGGAAGGACTTGGGTGCTATGTTTGGCGAAACAACAATCTGTCTATCCCAGGCAGAAAGTTTATTGGTGAGAGAGGTGTTGCTGACATTATTGGATTCCATAAGTCAACTGGCAAGGCGGTCTATTGTGAGGTTAAAACTATTGCGGATAAATTAAGTGATTATCAAATAGTTTTTCTCAATAGAGCAAAAAATGCAGGTTGTTTGTGCTACCTTGCAACTGATAACAAAGGAATCCCTGAGATAAACGAATGGCAATAACAAAGAACGATATCATCCAAAGTCTATACACCGACAAGGATATAGACAATGCCATCAAGAAGATGCAACCAATAGAGTTGCAGGATGACTTGAGGCAGGAGATGTTTATGGTTCTTTGTGAGATGGATGAGGTAAAGTTTATGTCAATGTATCAAAACGGGTTTATAAAGTTCTACTTGGTACGCACTATGCTTTCAATGATAAAATCTGATAGGTCAACCTTCTTCAACAAGTTTAGGAGAACCTTTACCGAATGGACCGAGAAGCATGATGCACCTGATTCAAGTGATACCATCCAAGCAGATGAAATAGCGGTTAAACTAAACAACTCCCTAAAGATTCTGCATTGGTATGAACTTGAAATCTTCCGCTTATACTCAGAGAATGGACAAAACATAATGTCCCTTTCAAGGGATACTGGCATACCTTATAGGTCCTTAATGAAAACGATTAAGAAAACACGAACACTTCTTAAATATAAAATCAAAAACCATGTTACTACTTAAAGTTGTTATTGCCTCACTTTTCTCTGTCTTTTACATAATAGATATGGCAAGACTGCCTGAACGCTTGAAAGTCAATTTTAAACCATTCAATTGCAATATGTGCATGTCTGTGTATGTAGCAGTTATTCTGTACCTACTGCCTACAATCGTTCTCAATTGCGTTTTGGTGGCATTCGTTTCAGGTGTATCTGCACCACTATTCAGGAACTTATTAAATAACATATTCTTTAAAAAATAAACAATGAGTACATTAAGTATTAACGAAGAAGGCAAAATTCAGCATAAAATATTCCAAATTTATCCTGACTACCATGATTTAGAGCATGATAAAAAAGAGGAAATATTATCAGCACTAATCCAATGGGCATGTTTAGAAATATATAAAATAAAAAATGAGGAAGATGGATTCGGGGATTAATTATTTAATTAGTCATGCACATTGTAAAAATTGCAATTATAAATGGACTGCAATAATTGAAGTTGAATACATAGAATTGATTGGTAAAAAGGAATATAAATTACCGGAGTTTTTAGAATGTGCTGAATGTCAATCTCAATTTGCTGATTATAGCGGAATAGTAACAGACGAAGATTTTAAAAATAAATTCTTTAAAAAGTAAATCATGGAAGGAAAAATCTGCCCAAAGTGTAAAGTCTACAAAGAGAAAGCAAAGTTTAGCAAATCAACTGCAAGGACTGACCGAATGGCGGTATATTGCAAGATGTGTGATAACGCACAGAGAAAAGCGAAACTTGAAGAACGCAAAAGAGATGCAATGTTTGATATCTTTTAGTTTAATTAAATAACAAATAACGTAGTAAATCACCTTTAAAATCAAAACAGATAAACTATGGCACAGACTGCATTACAATGGTTCATAAATGGATTGATTGAATCAAATTATATAACGAAAGATAGTGTTATAATGAATGAATTTATTGAAGAAGCAAAAGCAATGGAGAAGGAGCAGATAATGAAAGCAGTCTATGATGGAATGAGTACAAACTTTGACCCAAATATGGGTAGGGCAGAACAATACTACAACGAAAATTATAATCAATAACTATGACACAAGAAGATGAAAAGTTTATAAAAGAAAATATCTACAACTTTGAGTGTGTTAAGGCAGGGTTTATGAAGAACCTACCCTTGCATATCTTGGTGGGATATGAGCAGATTTACAGAAAGTACTTAGATGGTGGGTTTATCCTTACTTCATGGTGTGCCAATTGTGTTGCCGACATGATGAAGCGGTTAAGTAATTACTGGGATGAATACCAAGCAACTAAGTTGATAGACGTTGAGCAACCCATCCAAGAACCACCAAAGAAGAAAGGCAGACCATTTAAAAATAAGCAATGAGAATAATCACAGTCGGACAAAGAAACTCAGGGGTATCTTTTCATAGGTTATTCAATCCGATTATCTATCTTCCTAAAGACTTCGCAATGATGACCGATGTACTTACCGAGGAAGAACTTGAGAAGGGGTATGACATTGTTTTCATTAACCGATACATTGCAGGTATGGAGGTTGATAAATTGGTAAGACTGCGTGAAAAGTACGGATTCAAGTTAGTGGTTGATATTGATGACTATTGGCATCTTGACCCGTGGCACATCCTTTATGGCAAATACCCAACTCAAAAGGTTATAGACCATATCAAGATAGCTGACTTGGTTATCTGCTCAAATAATGATTTGGCGGTCCATATTGATGAACTAAACTCGAATTGGATAGTAATACCAAACGCATTGCCTTATGGGCAAGACCAGTTTACAGATGTCAAGACTGAATCCGATAGAGTACGATTTGTTTACGCAGGTTCAATAACTCACGGCAAAGACATTGCAATCCTAAAGAATCCAATGAAGCGTGTTGCAACAGATGTTATAACAAGGAATAACTCAAGATTCATACTTTGCGGTTATAGTCAAGACAAGCAAGTAGCAAATGAATGGGGAAGGATGATTAACGATTATCTTTGTGCATTCAAGGTTGATGGTTACATACGGGAAGCGTTACCAGTTGATGAGTATATGAAATTTTATAATGAGGCAGATGCTTGTTTGATTCCTTTGGTAGATTCAAAGTTCAACTCAATGAAGTCCAACCTTAAAGTATTGGAGGCAGCCACAAAGAACGCACCCGTTATAGTATCTAATGTTAAACCTTATTCTGAATGCCCATACATTATACCAGTAGGTCATCAAGGCGGATGGTTTGAAAATATTAAAAAAGTTGTCAAAGATGCTATTTATAGACAAGAGATGGGTCTTGCTAATGGTGAATGGTGCAGGGAGAAATTTAACTTACTTAAGGTAAACGAGTTGAGAAGTCAAGTATTTAAATCAATAATATGAAAGCAGAGTTACACTTTAACCTTGATGATTACGATGATAAGATAGAGCATCTTAGATGTGTTCAGTCTACTGAGTTATGCAGTGCCATTCATGAATTTATTTACAATACAAAGAAGGGTTTGAAGAATGAAGCAGAAGCAAAAGACCTTGATGCTTATGAAGCAATAAATTTAGTATATGAAAAGTTTTGGGAAATACTTAAAGAGCATAACATAGACATAGATAAACTTGTAATATGAAATACCAAGCAAAGTGGGTAACGTGTAAAAATTGCCACAAGAAGTACACCATTACAATCATCAAATCAAAGGCAAAGGAAAGCAAGTGCGGTCATTGTGGAACTATAAATAAATAAAATGGACAAAGTATTAATAGCAATGGCGGTGCATGATACGGAGGAAAATAAGAGGACTGAACTAACAAAGCAAGTCCTTGATAGTATATTTATTACAGACATTTTTGAGAACCATGACTTTTGGGTAGTAGATAACAACTCTTGCCAAGCAACAAAGGACATCCTTAAAATATATGCAGATGATGGGTACATTAATGTAATTACCAATGAACACAACATAGGAACTGCCGAGGCGGTTAATCTTGCTTGGAAGTACAGAGTACCTGGGCAGTATTGCATAAAGATGGATAATGATGTTGTAATCTATTCTGATTCTTGGGTTAAGGAAATGGTTGAGGCAATTGAACGTGAACCAAGAATAGGGATTATTGGGTTAAAACGAAAAGATTGTTGGGAAGAACCGAATCACGCCTTGCCTGATTGGAGAAGTGAATTGTTAATGATTCCACACATGGCAGGACAAAGATGGATAATCGTTGAGAAGTGTCATCACATTATAGGGACTTGCCAAATGTACTCATCAGCATTGTTGGACAAAATAGGCTACCTTTACCAACCTTGCCTATATGGTTATGATGATGTCCTTGCAAGTCATAGGTCCACAGTTGCAGGGATGTGGAACGTATTCTTGCCTCACATTGAGATAGACCACATTGACAAGGGAGAAACAGAGTACCAGTCTTGGAAGGAGAAACACAGTTCAGAGGTAACCCAAAGGGTAATACAGATAACTCATGAATACTATCATGGGACAAGACCAATATATTATAACCCATTCCAATGAAAGTAATCGTATCGCTTGACAATCCTAATCATGCAGGTTGGTTAAAGTTTGAAGAATCCCTCAAGCAACACGGATGGGCATATCACCCAATCGTAAGGGAATGGAAAGGGTTTGGTACTAAGGTAATCGGACTTTATGAATACCTTTGCTCAACCGATATTGATGAGTTCATGTACCTTGATGCTTACGATAATTACTGTATCGCAAGTCCGCATGAGTTCAAGTTTAAAAAGAAGAACTATTCAATGATAGTATCATCTGAGAAAGGATGTTACCCCGACACGCATAAGATGGGAATGTTCCCAGTAGTTAATCATGAGTGGAAGTTTCTTAACAGTGGGCAGATATACGGCACAAAGGAACAGTTTATTAATGTTTACAATAGCAATCCTCCGAGGTTTGAGGATGATGACCAAAGATGGTACACGGACCGGTACCTTGCTATGCCTGACAAGATTGGACTTGATTACTGCAACATCTTTCAATCGGTTGCTTTTGAGGTTGAAGGTGACTTTACTTTAACGTACAATAGATTGTATAACAATAAAACCCATACCTTCCCTATGTTTATTCACGGAAACGGAAAGACCGACATGACTAAATTTTATCAACTATGATGGATGAACTGGTTAAGGATTACACCGACAAGGTGAATGCCGATAAAGAACTTAAAGCATATAGGGACTGGATAGAAGCAAACGCATTCGGATTCGGAGAAAGATGTTTCCTTTGGATGTGGAATGACATAGTCGCAAAGATGCCTGATGAGTTTACCTTTATGGAAATCGGGGTGTTCAGAGGGCAGATACTTGCAATTGTCAGCCTACTGGCAGAACGGCATGGCAAGAAGGTAAGGCGAATAGGAATAACCCCTCTTGATACTTCTGATGGGCATTGGGAAAGTGACTACGAAGCAGACATAATAAGACTGCACGATGTGTTCAATATTCCTGATGATTATGAATTAATCCGTTTAGATTCAACCAACCCCAATGCAATCAAGTTAGCCTCACAGAATCCTCCTGATGTCCTTTACATTGATGGAGGACATACTTATGAGGTAGTAAAGTCAGACCTAACTCACTACCTTCCTATCCTCAAAGTAGGTGGTACACTTGTCATAGATGACTGCAATAATGCAATCCCGATGCCTTGGGGTTACTTTCAAGGTATTCAATCGGTGTCAGTAGCAGTAGATGAGGTTCTCCCAAGGGAAGGGAGTACAGAGTATTGGAAGCATGAACTGAACCTTGTACATAATCGTGTATTAACTAAATTAAAGTAAAATGGCAAAGAGCAATAAGGTTGGAAGACCAAGAAAAATAGATACCCCCGAAATAATGCTTGACTTATTTCTGCAATATGTAGAATATGAAAAGAGTAACCCCATTAAGGTGAAGGACTGGGTAGGAGGAATGGCAAAGCAAGTAATAAGAGAAAAGGAAGCACCTTTGACGATGGAAGGCTTTTCTATTTGGTGTTTCAATAATGGAATAGCAAGGTCAGTGCATGATTATTTTAAGAATCAAAATGGAGCATACGAAGAATTTTCACTCATCTGTTCGCGTATAAAGGAAACAATCAGGCAAGACCAAATCAGAGGGGGTATGGCAGGTATTTATAACCCGAGCATAACCCAAAGATTGAACAACTTGGTAGAGAAAACCGAGAATAAGCATGAGGTGTCTGAAATAAAAATCACTCGTGACCGTTGAGGTAAAACTACATAATCCACATGATGCCCAAAAAAAGGTCATAGAATGCCCTAAAAGGTTCATTGTTATGATGGCAGGGCGAAGGTTTGGTAAGTCCCTTATCAGTCAGACAATCGCCTTAGAATCAGCAATAGAGGGTAAGAGGGTTGCATACATAACTCCAACCTATCAACTCGGTAAGATATTCTTTCAGGAGTTGCTTGATATGCTACCCAATGAGATTTATAAAAAGAATGAGGCAGACCTTGTAATTACCTTTATCACGGGTGGTTCAATCCGATTCTTTACGGGTGAAAGGTTGGATAATCTCCGAGGGTTGAAGTTTCACCTTTGTATTATAGATGAGGCATCTTTCATTCCTAACCTTGAGGATGGGTGGTTAAATAGCATCAGACCTACCCTAACAGATTACAAGGGCAAGGCATTGTTTTTGTCAACCCCAAAGGGTAAGAACTACTTTTACTCTCTTTTTATGAAGGGAAACGGAGGTGAAGAAGATTGGGCAAGTTTCAAGTTCAGCACCTATGATAACCCATACATTGACAAAAGTGAGGTAGATTCTGCAAGGATGCAACTGCCTGAGGTGGTCTTTGAGCAAGAGTACATGGCAAACCCTGCCGAGAATGCTGCCAACCCTTTTGGGTCTGCTTTCATTCGGCAATGCATCTACCCGATGTCTAATGGACCAGTCGCTTGTTATGGCATAGACCTTGCCAAGTCGGTAGACTTTACAGTTATAACGGGGTTAGACAAGAATGGTTCTGTTTGCCATTTTGAACGATTCCAAAGGGATTGGAGGCAGACAAAGGAGTATATCATCAATCTACCAAAAGCACCAATCCTGATGGATTCTACGGGTGTAGGTGACCCTATCTTTGAGGATATGCAACGGGAGGGGTTAGATGTGCAAGGATATAAGTTCAGTTCTACCTCAAAGCAGATGCTTATGGAGGGTCTTGCATCTGCAATACACCAAAGGAAGATAACCTACCCAATCGGTCCTATTGTAGATGAGTTGGAGATATTTGAGTACCAGTACACCTCCTACGGGGTAAAATACTCAGCACCTCAAGGATTCCATGATGACTGCGTGGTCAGTCTGTCCCTTGCTTGGCAACACCTTCAGAAGAATGTGGGCAGTGGGAGGTATAGTTTCATGTAGGGGGAAAGCGGGGGAAACTACTTGAGTGAAATATTTTTTAAAATAATTGAGAAAAAAGATGTTGGTATTGATTTAGCTTGTATATTTGTATAACAAATCACAACAACATGAACACACAAAATTTGAGATTGAGAAACAGAAAAGACATCATCTCTGCTAAAATTGAAGGACAATCTTTTGTTGAATACCTTGAACAAAACCAAGGCGGTGAACAAATTGTTTACGGATATATCGGCATTGATGGAAAAAAAATACATAAGTTTTGTGCCTCTTATATAAATATCAATGGCGAAAATGTCATAATATCTTTGTCAAGTTCTTGCGGTTCTCAATCATATAAAAGTGGATGTGCATCTAATTTGCAAATGACAAAATACCAAATAACGTGCAAAAAATGTTCTGGTCATTAAATTAATGAGGAAGGGAGGTTCGCCTCCCTTTTTTTTAAAATATTTTACTAAAAAAGTTAGTTTTCTAAAATATTTAGTATTTTTGCTTAGTCAATCCGAATTGATATTCGCAGTATTTATTCGGGTTTGATTTAAGCAACCCGCTTACTTTAAACCCATACAACTGCGAAATGTGTGGGTTTTCTTTTGCCCATACTTGATTGACCTGCAAGTAGACCACTACCTCTCAAAGTTCTGAATTCAAGGAGTTTAAATCTGTTAAATGAAAAGAAGGATGTAACTTTTTCCCTTTTCAGCCGACTAACCCGATTACCTATGTGACGGAGTAGAGGTCAGTAGTTGTTTCCTATTGGGGGTAGGGGGCAACTTCTGTTCTGACCAACTTCCCTCATAACCTTGTTCGGGAGTAGATAAATATTCACTTAGACATAACTTCACATTTAAACTATTTAGTAATATGACTTGGTCCAATGTAACAGTATTTCAGTATCAGCAAATCAATGACCTTTACGCTAATGCTAAGGACATGACTGACCTTGATTTATCTATCAAGGTTACTTCTATTCTGAAGAACATGACTGAGCATCAGATTGACTCTTTACCCGTTAAAGAACTCGGTCCATTGCTTGAATCTATCTCATTTGTACATACTGAAATCCAACCCCAAGCAGTAGACTTTATAAAGGTAAACGGCAGGGTTTACAAGTGCATTTACGATGTACGGAATATTCCTGCTGCGAGGTATATTGAATCCAAGCACTTCAGTTCAGATGTAATGGGTAATCTGCATAAGATTATGGCTTGTATGGTTATACCTCAAAAAAAGACTTGGTTTGGTTGGAAGGATGACAAGTACGATGCAAGTAAACATTCTGAATATGCACAAGACATCCTTGAAGCACCTATTGTAAACGTACTCGGTTCGGTGGTTTTTTTTTATCAAGTTTACAGACTTTGGATAAAGAATTCCAAGGATTATTTGGTCAAGCAGATGATGGAGGGGGGAGTGACGGAGAAGAAAGCGGTAGAGGGATGGGAGGCTTTATGCAACATTATGGATGGATTTATCAAACCAAGTTGGTTGCCGACTTTGAAGGCATCACGCTTAACCAAGCATTTGACCTACCTACAATAAACTTCCTTAATGACCTTGCCTACCTTAAAGCAAAGATGGAACACGATAACGAACTAATTAAGAAACAATATGGCAAGGGTTGACACGGATGTAGTTATTAATGATGCCATCATTGCATCCCAAGCAGCGAACAAGGAGGACTATCAAAAGTTAGGGCAGTTGCCTTTTGTTGAAAGAACTATTATAAGGTTTGCCTCAATATTCATTAAAAGGGTTCAAGACAATCTAAAGAAGGCAAATAAGGTAGACACGGGAACTCTAAGCACGGATATTGCCCAGGGGAACTTAATTAAGGAAGGTTCATCTTATTCACTTGATATTGGTTATCCGCAAAGTTCTGATGGTGCAAGATACTATGACTTTGTAAACAAAGGGGTAAAGGGGTTCAAGTCAGGTCAACCCAATTCACCCTACTCATTTAAGTCTGCCTATCCTTCTATGAATGGACCGATGGTTACTGCCATTCAGAAATGGGTAAAGCGGAACGCATTATCATCAAGAAGGGAGGACCAAAGGTTTAATCTGTCAGGACTGCAAAAGAAACGCAAATCGGTTGCACAACTAAACACGGGGAGAACAACTGCCTATCTAATAGCAAGGAAGATTAAGCAAAGGGGGTTACCCAAGACTGGGTTTTTTGATAATGCCATAGACCAAGTATTTAATCAAGCGTTCTATGATAAGATGAGCAAAGCAGTCGGGGCAGATGTGAGAGTGTACATAAAACAAGCGAATACGCTAATTAACAATGAGAACAAGTAATTATGGCAATAACAGTTAACTCAATACCCGAGCAATACGCATCACTTCACGATGACCTTTGGTTCGTGGTGGATTCTACGAATAAAGCATCAAGCAATTTCAAGTATGTCTTTGATATCTACGTTGATGCAACTTTGGTGGCAAGGATTAAGCAGTTCCCTGATGTGAGCAGTACAAAGGGGATATTCAACGCAGGAAACATTATGCGTAATTATACTCAGTCTTATTTTACACCAAGCACACTACAAGACCTATTCACGGGTACAACAAATAACATATATAAGGAATTTACCATAAAGTACGGGGAAGAGTACGGAGGTGTTACGTACACCAACTTGCTTGAGCAAACCTATGTAGCTTTCAACTTTTATTATCCTGACTTTTACAACCCTGCACAATCTCCTACCTATTTCAAGTCATATCTCAATAAATGGCTGACCAATAGGGACTTGAGCAATGTTGAATGTGCTTTTACCGATAAGTTACACATTGGGTACATGACTGCATCAGGAGTAACTACAAATGTTTACCCATCAGTCCAACTTTATAACGAGAATGGGACACCGAGTGGAAGTCCAGTAACAACGGGAACAGACCCGAGAGATGCCTTTAGCCTTTTAGACATCTCACCTGCTGCCATTAATAGTTGGTACGGATCAACTGTTATCCCTTCAACGGCTTATTCCTATGGCATCAAGTTGCATAATGGCACTTCCTTTGGTCCTGAAACTAAAGTTAAACTTGTTTGTAACCCTAATTACTCACCGATAGCATTGCACTTCCTAAATCAATTAGGTGGTTATGATACGATGCACTTTAGGTTGGTTAATAAAGAATCAAGGAATGTAGAATCAAAGCAATACGAAGGCAATAAATGGCGGTACAATTCAGGTGCTACTGCAATGCGGACCTATAACGATTCCAATATCATCAACCCTGGTGCAGTTAAGTATGTTGTAGAGCATTCAACCATGTACAAACTGCGAAGTAATTACTTAAATGTAACAGATTATAACTGGTTGGCAGAGTTGATACAATCCCCTGAAGTTTACTTTGAGCAAGGTGGTTACTACTATCCCATTGTTACAATGACAAGCAACTGGGAAGAAAAGAAAAGGATAGCGGATAAGATGTTTAACCTTGAACTTGATGTGCAGATTGCGAACAAAAAATATAGTCAATTCCGATGAGGACAGAGATATACATTGATGGGTATGAACTTGATTTAACGAAAAATATCTCTGCGGAGTTTACCTATGCAATTGATGAAATCCAAGACTTTGCAACCCGCAATACATCATTTAGCAAAACAATCGTACTACCTGGCAATGATAATAACAATAAACTATTCGGTAATATATTTGAATTCGGGGTATCAAATCAGTATAACTCAGCAGAACCAAACGTGGGTTACAACTTTAACGCAACCAAATCTGTTCCTTGTATCATCTTGGTAGATAAAATACAAATCTTTAAAGGTGTTTTGCGGATGCTTGAAATCATCATTGATGGCAAGAGCATTGAGTATGAGGTTGCAGTTTTCGGAGAACTTGGTGGGTTTATAACTGCACTCGGGAATTACAAACTTGAGGACTTAGATTTTGGGATTGCTGACCAAACTTGGAACGTGACCAACATTGCTAATAGTTGGGATAACATTAGTGGTACTGGGGTTTATTATCCTTTGATTGACAATGGTGTGGTATCAA